CCGCCCCCATTCATAACTAATTCAACAAATCACTATTTAGGGATTATCCGTGCTTCCGCTATCGGTGTTATCGGTGCTATCGGTCGTGGTGTCGGTATTCTCGGGAGCCTGAGCCAGGCGCATGCGAGCGTGTGCCTTAGCATAGCGCAGGTACAGACAGGCTACCTCTTGAATTACCACTGCATCGGTGTTGCGAATACCAGCCTTGCGCAGGTCGAGAATGTTGCGGCTCCAGGACAGGTGCACCTTCTTGGTGAGGTACTCGGGGTCCATAGCAAAGCCACAATCGCTCATGCCGTTGGCGTCGAAGAGCTCGTGATGGATAACAAGCATCTCGCCAAAGTCGGTGTCCCAACTCTTGAACTTGAGGTTCCATACCTCGACAGTATCTTTGAGGCGGAACTTCTCGCTCTTGATTTTCGAGAAGGCGCTAAGCATCTCACTACCGCAGAACAGAATCTTGCGCTTGTTGCCGATGCCGGTGCCAACGAACAGGTCCTTGGTGATGTCTACCAGGTTGTCGTCGCTGATAACTGCACACTGTGCCTCGTCGTCCCACTCGCCGACCTCGATGTCCTTGCCGGCCATCCACCAGATACCACCGGTGAACCAGGTAGCCATGCCGTTCTTGGTCGTGTGATAAATCTTGTTCTTGGCACCCCACAGGAAGGTGTTCTCCTGGCTAAGGCGCATGTCGTAAATGCCGTCCTCTTCGATGTCGCTGAAGCTCCAGTCTACCTCCTTGGCAGCAATCTTGTCGAAGGTCGACTGCTCTACTTGAATCATAAAGTTCTGGCAATACTGAACCTCGGCGGTGGGGATATTGTTGAAGCGGCCCGTTTGAACGTCGAGCTCGCCGCAGGCTTTACCCATGCGCACCAGCGTTGCACCGGCCTCGATGTCGGGCACAAGCGTGCTCTGGCCGTTCTTGTCCAGGTTGCCGTTAACGGCATACACAACCGGCATGTTGGTGTCGGTGTTGCGTCCGCATACACACAGCACCAGGTCGGGCGTGTTCTCGTCCTCTTCGTCGTAGGCCACGCCCTTGTCGTTATACTTGGCCTTCACACCGACCACGCGAATCGTGTCGTCGAGGGTGAACATGTTGGCGTCGTCAACGGGGAGTGTAGTGCTCGCTGCGCTCTCGTCCATCGCCGAAACAGCGTCGGTGGTCTTGCAGGAAATGGGACGGGTGCCCACGCTATAATACTTCACCTCGAACGAATCGCTCTTTTGTGCCTTGGCATAACGCGAAATCTGGTCGATAGGCGTTGCCATGGGTCGAATCTTTACAATGCGTTTGTCGATGTCCTTGGTATAAAACTCGGGGTCACCATCCAAACGCCCCTGGCTCTCGGTGGCAATACCATCGGGACCGTCAGCGGGATTGCCCGAACGGGTGACGCCTGCATCGGGAAGCGACGAGGCATCTGCCATGAGCACACCACCGGCGGCGCCAAGTAGCACCGTCAGCACTGCCAGAAACATACTGGCTGCAAATCTCATCATCTTTTTCATGTCTTGATAAGGGGTTATAAATTAAACTTCTGTTATCTCTGTCCTTTGGTACGGCGCTCTCCACCGCGCTCCCAAATGGTTTGCATACCATCTCCATACTCGTCGAGTACACCCAGTGACGGGGTGTGGCGGGTGGGTTGTCCGTTGTTCTTACCATCGAGCATTGCCGTGCCGTCTCCTGAACTGCGGCGGCGCAGGCGCTCTTCAATCTTGGAGTTGCGGCCCTTGACCTCGCCCTCGTGCCCTGCGATAGCAACGTCGCCATCGTGGTGCAGCGCCTTCATTGCCATGTCGATACTCTCGGGGCTGAACTTGCCCAAGATGCCGTCCTTGACAATGCCCACTAGGAACTCCATGGTCTCGTCGATTTCATCATCGCTTAACCCGCGCTCTTGCTGTAGCTGACCCAGGTAGTCGAGACTTTCACTAAGGTTCTGCTGGTACTGCTCGTCGAGGTCGCGCTCCTTGGCCACGCGCTCGAGGTACTCGCGATTGGCATCGGCGATTTCTTCCTGGCGGTCGGGGTCGTTGATGGCGTCCATAATGTCGGTGCCAAACTGGCGCACCAGGGAAACAACCGGGTCGCCTCCGTTGGCCCACTCGCTAAGGAAGTGTGCACTGCGGGGGTCGGCAGTGAACATATTACTTAGGCGGCTCTCGTGGTCTTTGTACTCGTCAATGCGATGGTCGTAATCGTCGTAATCGTCGTTGATTTGGCCATACAGCACCTCGTCGTCGTCAAAATTTTTTGTCGGGGTACTTGGTCCGCAAGCGTTCGAGTGTCTTGTCGCGCTTGCTCATATTTGCTTGATTATCAGTTACTGCCATAATCGTTTCAGTTTATTTGTAATCTATAGACACAAATTTAAGTGCGGTGGGTGCCTCACACATTTTATTTGTTTACTGATTTTTGGGTAATTTTATAGCAAACAATGTCCTCTCTATGAAACACTTTGGGTCTATTGCCGAACATGAACATGAACGAAGCCGCGACTTGGTGCGTGCCTATCTTCACCAAATTCAGACGGCACGTCACATTCGCATCCACGAAATCTTTACCCGCGTGGTGAAAATGCCCGCCGCGCGTTTCTATGTATCGGAAGAGCGGGCCGCCGTTGTACTGGGCCGCATGTTCCGGGGCGATAGCCTGAAGGGGATGCGCCCTAACAAGCGGGCAATGTTCCAGGAAATCTACCGCCGGGCGTGCGAACTAAAAGCGAAGCACCCCGAGCTCTCCACCCTNGAACTTGCATCTATCATCGTGCGACAGCCGGCGCCGTGCTTCTACTTGACACCGGCCTCGGCAAAGGTTATCTACTATCGCATAAGAAACNGATGGAAACGAAACAAGCACTAAACACCGCGCTGGCTGTTGCCCTGGTGGTGCTTGTGATAGCACTACTCCCCCACCCTGACCCTGGTGTGATAGGACTAAGGAAGGGCGCGGGAATCGTGGCGCGGCTGTGTTATCCCTTCTTCCACGTGTCACTGCTGCATGCCGCCGTTAACGTGTGGTGCNTGCTGCAGGTGGTCTTTTGTTGGCGTACACCGCTGCGGCATATCGTCACTGCGTATGTTATTGCCGTGCTGGCCCCNGCACTCACCACCACTCCCACACTTGGACTGTCGGGGGTGTGCTTTGCNCTAATTGGGCGGTCGCTGTTTCGGCTTAATTCGCCCTGGGTAATTGTTGCCTGGGTGGCGGGGCTGTCGATTGTGCAGGCGCTGCTGCCTGGCTCTAACGTNGTGTTACACCTTTATTGTTTCGTGGCGGGCGTGGCGGTCGCTGCGCTCACTGCACCACTGATTAATGTCAACCGCAATCGATGATATATTAACCACCAACGCAGAGCGNNTNCAGGCGCGGCGGTCCACCTTCAACCCCATCACGGGTGAGGGGGTGTTCCTNGAGCGCACGCAGGTGCACATCGACGACTTTCCCATACCGGTGCAATACCTACCCAACACGATGCTCACGGTGCCACTTATTGCCNAGCTCATCGAGGCGGGCACGCTGGAGAAGTTCTTGCAGGACATCGGCAGCGACAACGCGCAGGTGCATCGNGACGCNGTGATAGCGCAGTTCCTGCGGGTGCGCAACGAGCACGACTTTTGTTTCTGGGCTGCAACGCTGGTCTANATCAAACAGAAGGGNGGCGGCAATGATGTGCGCTTCGTACTCAACCACCCCCAGCGGCGNCTCATCAATCACTTCGAGCAGTTGCGACTGCAAGGCNAACCGATTCGTTTAATTCTGCTGAAGGCGCGCCAGTGGGGCGGGTCTACTGCAATCCAAATCTATATGGCGTGGTTACAGCTGTGCCACAAGACTGGCCTTAACTCCCTCATCGTGGGTCACATCAAGGACGCCTCCACTGAAGTAAAGGATATGTTCGACCGCATGCTTAATGCCTACCCCATCACTATGTTATACCCGCCGGGCTATGACATCAAACCCAGCGACCCCAAGATGGTGGGCGTGGGCCAGTCTGGTAATATCCACCGCGTGCCGGCCCGCAACTGCAAGATTAAGATAGGCACGGCCGAGAAGCCCGACAGTGCCCGCGGCGGTGACTATAACCTGGTACACTGCACCGAGGTGGGACTGTGGACCAAGACCGAAGGGAAAACCCCGGAGCAGATTGTGCGCTCGGCGTGCTCGGGTATCTTACTTAAGCCCTACACTATGATTGTGTATGAATCAACAGCCAACGGCACGGGCAACTTTTTCCAGCGGGAATACGATGCCGCCAAAGCGGGACAGTCGCAATTCGATGCGATGTTTGTGCCCTGGTTTGAAATTGAGCAATACACGGCGCCCATCGATGATGTTAAAGCATTTGCCCGTCAACTCTACAGCAATCGCCAGCAGCAACAAGCCGACAATGCGCGCCAGGAACCTGGGCGTTATCTGTGGTGGCTGTGGGAACAAGGTGCAACGCTGGAGGCAATTAACTGGTATATTGCCGAGCGGTCTAAGTACACCGACCACGGCGACATGGCCAGCGAGTACCCCAGCGACG